GATTAATATCACCTTTCTCCGAGAAATTTATGACAAAGCTTTAATACAGCTTTCAGTAGATTTTTCAGGTCCATGGACACATGAAAATGTAACAACCTTTAAGGCGCAATTATGCGTTAAATAGTCGTTTATGAATGTACGTTAACATTATACCTAGTGATCTAGGATCTAGCAGCAACCAGCTCTAGATGAAACACCCCGCAAGGGGAATGTCGGTATCCCGACGAGATGAAGAATCATTCTTCAATTAGGCTTTAGCCTTGACTTTATTGAACATATTTATATAAAATATCAGAAAATCTGAGTGACCAGTCATGGGTCACCCGAAAAAATAGGAAACGTAGAGTTAGTCCATGAAAAACAATGGACAGAGATAGGAGGGAGACTGCTTACGAGCACGATAGTCTCCTGTAATCCCGGCGATCAATTTGCGGGTTTTTAACAAGCTAGGCACATCTCTAAAATGTGTGGTAGTAAGGAAGGCATGACACGACCTTATTACCAATTGTCAAAAGACGTCCGGTCTAGCCTCGAGACCAAAAACTAGTACTGGCAAAGGAAAATCAACCAATCTTTAATGAACCATGACAGACAACAATTTGAATCCGAATAATACGACGCGTTTAAGAAACGCACCCAACACGAACCGTTTAAGAAACGGAAGCCCAAATTTACGTAGAAGTAGCAGACAGGCTACTAGAAATAGAAGACATATAGGCAACTACTATGGGACCCGATACCTGGGTCAAGACGTACCAGGTTTCTTCCCATGTTCAGGCCCGTCCTTTAGACGCAATATGGAAGCTATCGAAGAATTAGAAGTTAGTGAAGAACACAGCGCTGAACGCAACAGGGTTATAAGGAGATATAGACGATGTGAAGAACACGTTTTTAGAACTTATGATGGAAACTGGAGCGGAATATATCTAAGAATATACTTGCATATGTGCCGATTGGATTGGATACATGGCAGGGAGGGTACTAATACTTGGTTCACCACCATAGGTGGTAGACGTAGCGTAGAAGGTTCACCGAGCGCTTTCACTGATGAGTACGATCCTGCCTACAGAGCGGAACTAGATAGTAGTTCCGGTGAATCAACAGAGGAATTCCTAGGTAATTTAAGAGAAGAAGCTGGTAAGCCTAACCCTTTTCATTGGGGACCGCCCCAGCAAGTTGAAGCTTATGCAGCGGCTGCTGTAGCTGAAAATGGAGCATACATAGCAAGTATAGCCTCTTTTTTGGCTAAGATATTGTTTGTTTTGTCGCTTATTCCTGACAATTTCAGGGTGTTTAGAGTAGTAGCCTGCCTTTTTGCCTACCCCGTGATAGCGACGTGCATGTTTACTATGTTTATAGCTGGATATTATGCTGCCTCATTGGATTACATAAACTTTTTTACCCAGTTTTACGGAGATAGAAAGCCGGATGAACCTTCGGGTAGCTTGGTGGTGTTCCAAGAACCAGCCAAGTTGCGGAGAAGGAGGAGAATAGTTAAGGTAGATATTCCTGATGTGATGGAAGATCTAGAAGAAGAATTTTCCAAGGTCAATCACGTGGTAGAAGAAGCGGATGCAGGAATAATGCGCATGCTTCGGCAGAGATTAAGAATTATACTGAGATTTAGACCCCTAATACCACATGCAACCAACACAACGTTAGCTATAGAGGATATCACAGAAGAATCAGGTAATGAACTCTGGGAAGTTCCTGAAGAGTATATCGTTAGGAAAATTGATGGGGCTAAATCATTAGCTTCATCAAGGAAGAAGAAGTTTGAAAGTGGTTCCATTGACATTGGAAGCCACTATTCAATTTTTACCAGGTTTAAGTATAAGGAAAGAATTGAATTAATGCGCCAGGTTAAGAGCAAGCAGCCGCTTGATGAATTGACCGAAATCTTCATGAAAGCTTATCCGCGCGAGTATAGGTATAGATTGAGGCAAATCTTCATGGACAATGAGTCCAGGGAATTATTCTTACAAAGACTAAGAACCAACTATGAAGGTGGCATTGAGTACATTGAGGTTCTTGTAACCCTAGGCAAAGTGTCCATTAGTATATACATGTTGTATGTGCTGCATTGCTTGGCCTTATTTATAAGAGGTTCAAGCGGTAGCGTCAAGAGACAAGTCATGAGAGCTGTGATAGCAGCTAATAACATATATGAAGAGACTAGAGTGGAAGTTTTGCAGGAAGAAGAACCTGACACTACGGAACTTGATGCAGACGACACGTATTTACGCAGTATGTTGCACCACATGTCCCCGGGATTGGAAGGATTCTATAACATGGTGTTAGCCATGGTTAGAACCAATGCCTGGTTAAAGAAGATGGATCTCAAGGCTTTGCTCAGAGGGTTAATAGGGTGTGCTCAATTATTTAAATCAAATAGTTTGAGTGATGCTGGATTAGCCTTAGGACAAATATATTTAAATTTTGGGATCCCAAAATGGCTGCCCAGAATCAGACTAGCAAGGGAGGAAGCTTTTACAGATGATCCTTTTGTTAAATGGCCTGTGATTAAGCATGTGGCTACTTTGGTAGCGTCATTTTTTAATTCGCAGGTGTTCAAGTACATAGGTTTGACAGAAATGGCAGGAGCTTTTGCGGTCAAAAATGCAATGGCCTTATTAGCATCAGAAGTCGGGTTTTATGACGCGTTGCTTAAGGTATTTACGAGTCTAAATGATGCATGGTCTACTTATTCAAAAACGGGGGATTTGCGTGACCTATTGGGTCGAGACAAGGTGCTAGTTTATGCGGACTTGTTGCACGAAGCAAATAGAGATTTAGTGTCGTTTAAGCGTTCAGAGCTAGTTAAAAATGGGTCTGAAAAGATGATTAAATATAAGGAATTGGAGAAGCAATGCATGAAGTTGAGCTTATCTAAAGATTATTCAAAACATTTACTATTTATTCAGGAATTAACTGAGTTAAGAAGAAATATCACGTACATAGAGAACAATGTAGATTGTAGCAAAGTGGAGCCCCTAGGTTTAATATTAACAGGTGCTCCAGGTTTGGGCAAGAGTACTATGGTTAGCAGAATAGCGATCATGGTTCGTAAGCAAATGAACATTGATCCTGATATTCCTATTGTTTTCACGATGAATGATACCAAACATCAATCCATACCTTCTTACCCACTAATAGTGAATTGTAATGATTGGCCCCAGATGACAGATGAAGCTAGTGACACACCTGTGTTGGTTAGGTACCAAATGATGGTGGACAGCACAGCCCCAAAAGTTGAAACAGCCTCACTGGAAGAGAAGGCCAGGTCAGTTATCAACCACACCATGTTTGTTTCATCGACCAACCTTAGTAGTTTTTATTGTACAAAAACCACAGGAGGAGCCAACAAACTTAATAGAAGATACGTGATTTTAGAGTTCAAAGTTAGTAAGGAAGGTAAAACCCTACTAGACACGTTAAAATGGACGGGTAATCCATGGGAGTGCCCGGGGTTTAAGGAACTTTCCCCAGTTAGTTACATATTTAAAAAGATGAAGAACAAGGATGATAACTTAATTGTATATGATGGTGCTGTGACACACACAACAAGCAGTGTAGAGGAAGCCTTAAGACATATTAGGAAATTGTGGTTGGAGACTCTGGATAGAGAGCCAGCCCCTCAAGTTGCACTGCAAGAGTGCACTTATGGTATATGCACCGCTGACGCCTGTACGTGCACGGTAAGAGGAGCATCGTTTGAAGTGACAGAGGAAGGCGGAAGCGAAGTGTGGTGGGAACCATTTATTATGAGTAGAAATCTAGAAGATAAGAAACCAAAGTATAGAGCTGAGATAGCTGTGATTCTAGTTTTTATGACAGGACTTTGTGCATTTCTATACATGAAGAAGCATGATAAAGAGGAAGCCAGCATACAAGGCACTATAGAAGGTATACCTAATAATCATGGGTATATAAGAGAAATCTACGGTGTAGGACTACCCTGGGTTGGGGCGTCTAGTGACAAAACCCCGATTGGGAAGGGATTTGTCAGAGTAGTCAGAGAAGGTAGCTTTGTGTATGGCATAGTTGTGGGAATTAACACAATAGTTATTCCAAGGCACTTCTTTTACCCCAAGGACTTGCCTGAAGTGCCCGAAAATACAGCCATTATGGTAAATGATGGTTTGAGTAATTACCATCAGGTTTATTTTAAGAACAAGACTGCGAGAGTCTGCAGAGATGCTATCATCATGTATGTGATAATAGGTATACAGGTCTCTAAATTGGAGGCAATAGCTGAAAATCCAATTTATTCAGGAATAGCCACATGTTGGGCAGGTAGTGTAGAGTTCGCTTTAAAAACAGCAGATGATTATTGTTACACCCCCTCTAATAGTAAATTAGGTGATTGTGGAAAGCCACTGGAAGTCGGGACGACTATAGTAGGGTTCCACACGGGAACTACCGGACCCATAGTGGGGCCGCGTGTAGGAGTGGCTGCGTGCCTGAGCCAAAAAGCGCTGAAGGATGCTTTTCAGGTTCTGGGTGCGCAAGGCTATCCTGTGTTACAACAAAGTCTAGATGATTTAGGTGTAGTTAGGAAGCTAGAAGATGTGGAAAAGTATGGCAAGACAGATGCGTCTTTCCTGCTAAAGAACATAACTGAAGAAGGCATGGTGGATAAGTCTTTTAAGATATTAGGTGTTGCCCCTGGGGTTGAACGCCAAAAGATGACTTGTCACGAGTCATCTTTATGGGAGATATTTAACAGTTTTTGTGAAGTTTATGACAAACCCCACAGTGCTCATGCTAAGTTAGTAGAAGGCAAGTGGGTCTCACAGGTCGTTGTGAGATTTGAAACTCAGGGTAAGTGTGCAACTCCCCACGAGGCTCTCCTAAGAAATACGGTCACATACTTAGTTGGTAAAATACCCAAACCAATTAGACCCCTGGAGAAGCTAACACTGTATAGTGCTCTAGTTGGCTGTGATTGGAATAGATTTATAAACCCAAAGGATCCTACTAAGTCTGTGGGTGTACGAAATAGGATGATAGGTATCAACAAGCAAAAAGCCTTTCACCAAATTGGTGAGGCCTGGCACATACATGCTAAAATACAGGAAAGACTAGCCTATATAGAGCGCAATATATCTGAGGGGTTACTACCTATACTGTTTACGCAGGCCCAGTATAAGGATGAGTGTTTGCCTAAGGTTAAAACGGATAAAGGGAAAGCGAGGTTCTTCTACACGGCTGAAGTTGAATTTAACCTTTTGCTAAAGATGTATTTCGCGCCATTGGTAGCTGAGCTTTTAGACGCGAAGTTCCAAACAGGAGCGGTCGCAGCAGTAAATCCAGGCAGCATGGACTGGCACGATTTGGCTGAATATCTCATGCAAGTGCTTGATGGAGATGATGATGAAGGCCTCTTGGCTTCCGATGAAGTTAAATTTGATACGCATCATTGGCACGCCTTGACCACCTGTCTCCAATTCACAAGAGAGTTGGGCACGAAGTGTGGCTACCCAGAGAAGGACATAGTGATGTGCTGCTCTCTCTTAATAGCTTGCTTCTATAGAGTGGTAATAATAGAAGGAGTCTATTATTTAGATTGTGCGCGTATGGACAGCGGATTATGGGTTACTTTGTTTTTGAACACCGTGATCAAATTGGTCCATAGTTATGCGTTTGCTAGTTATGGGGGCGTGCCTTATGAAGGAGTTAAATCCGCTGCTGTAGGAGATGACAATTTATTAGCGGTGATGAAAATTTACAGGAGTATCTTAACAGGGAAGCTAATGAAACAATTTTATAAAGAACTGGGCTACGAGGTAACGCCAGCAGACAAAACAATAGACGGCGAGATTGCATACAGAAACATTAGGCAGGTTGACTTCCTAAAAAGAGGTTTCCAACGGGATGGGAACATTTGGAAGGGCCCGCTGAGTGCAGAATCTATTTTTAAATCGTTAAGCTACGCGACAAATTCAAAAGTCTCGCAATCCGAGCGTGATGAAGGCGCCTTGAGATGCGGAGTTAAGGAAATGTACTTGCACGGTAGAAGCAAGTACAATGAGTGGATGATCACTCTGGACAAGAATAAACTACCCCACCCGAGCTATAATGATTTGGATGATCAGTTTAAGCGAGGGGTTCTTGTCCTATGGGAGGGTAGTGAGGTTACGACCTTGTTCGGTGAGAATGAGTTACACTTAGAAGCACGCCAAGCTACTAAGAAGGCACTCACCGAGTCCTACATAACGGACGGCACATTTGAGATCAGGGCTGAGGGAGGCTCTGGTTGCTTTAACTTCCCTTCAATTAATGAAATTAATAACAACGGATCCACGGATCTACCGGTACACAAAGGTGTTACCACAATTAACCAAGACGCCACCACTGTGGAAGTTCATGGTAGAAATCCTCTTAAGACGCAAGAGGTACTAGTATTAGACGATTTCTTTGCGAGAAAGAGATTAATAGCTAGTGTCAACATTGCACCAGGCAACTACTTACTAGGAGCTACTTTAGAACCCAAGACCTTGTGGAATGTGGGTCCAGTAGCAGCAGTATTGGAGCAATACTTATATATGAGGGGTTCTTTAGGCCTGCAGTTTAAGTTGACAGGCGGTAGCAGTTTGCAGGGCTACTTAAGAATTAGTGCAAGACCCATACTTAACACGGATTCATATGGAAACGGTTTGGGAGTGCACTCCTATGGTCCTGGTGCGTTTACAAAAACATCGCAGTTGCCTCATGTTGACCTAAACTTAAGCGAAGTATGTGACCAAGCCATGAAGTTACCCTTCCCAAAGTCAAATTTGTTTGATTCAGTAGGTAACATTGATTGGGTCCTACAGATCGAAAGGTTCCAGTATATAAGCATAAACTCAGCGGTAACGCCCCCAGTTTTAGTGTTGCAAGTCTTCGCATGGTATGAAGAAGTTGAATTGCTAAATTTGGTAAATGAAAGCGGCCCTTCAAGCGATGGGGATAGACGCATACTTAGTTCATTTATGAGCTATGCTGGTTACATAGCAGGTCTTATTCCTAATGAACATGCCACATTAGCCAGCGTTATCTTAAAAGGAGGAGCTAACGTAGCTTACTCTTTAGGTTGGAGTAGGCCTATGGTGGAGCCAAATGATGCCATTATAGTGAGGAGCAAAATGAATCCGGCTTTAATGTCAGGACAAGCAGACTACTCGTTACATCTAGGATCCAATCCCGGTGTTGGAGCTAATGTGTCTCATATTCAATACCCACTAGGAGAAAGTGCTGATTCGAATGTCAGGCACTGTTTGGCTAGGAAGTCACAATTTCACACCAATTGGTTATTGTCGCAAGCTATACAAGTTTTTCCCACCATGAGTATGGATGAACTGGATCTAGAAGAACGCTTGTACCTCACATCCCTGGCTTTCTACAGTTGCATGTTTAAGTTATATAGAGGCGTTATAGACATAGAATTGAGGATTATAACCTCACCCTTAGTTAGATGGAAGTTAGCTGTGGTGGTTGTGCCCCCAGGCCTGTCACCTCCACTCACTTACACAGGTGATGGCACCTATGTGTCATACATTGTGGACGTCATAGGCACGACTGTGTATAGCATGGAGGTGCCTATGATGTGGTACGCTCCGTGGAGGGAAATACCTAGACCAGGAGCCGGTGAAGCAGGACATTTTCCTACAATGACCTACTACTCCCTAATGGTTCCTAGCGGACCTGGAGAGACAACAGCATACCCGCTGATTGAGGTGTGGGTTAGTGGAGCTAAAGTTGAGCTGGGTGTGCCTAGTTTAACGCTAGCTAACATGATGATGGTTGAAGAAGCCGCTAGCGCTTACTCTTTTGGAGAAGCTTTTGATGACTTTAGACTACTGTGCAAACGGTCGGTGCCAGTATTAGTGGTTAAAAATGAGGTGGCATACTATGGTTTGAATGTAAGCATTCCGGCTGATGGTTTCAGGAACGTGTTTGATCCGAGCACGTCGAGTTTCTCCAACATGGAAGTAATGAGTTCTAACTGGAGCTATGCTAATTGGCTTAAGCTAGGTTATCTAGGTTACAATGGCGGCACTTGCTGGAAGTCACAGGTGGACCAATTTGGGTCAGTCACTTTAGCGGTATACCCAGGTTACATTATGCATCATTACATGGCCATGGAGATACCAGGAACTAGGGACGCCATCAGGAATGGGCCTAATGGTATGTCGGACGGTTGCGTGTCCAACAATGGTGTTGAGCTTATGGAAGTAGCTTTGCCCAATCGCAACATACAG